AGTTCCATACTTGGATAAAAACTTATTCAAATGAGGGAGATACAATTCTTGACCCTTGTATGGGGTCAGGTACTACTGGTATTGCTTGTCTGAATACTAACAGAGAATTTATTGGTATTGAAAAGGATAGTAATTATTATACTATAGCAGAGGAAAGATTAAAGACAGATGATAAAGTGGCACAAGATAACCCTAATCCACTTACAGAATTGCTATACTAATAATATCTAAAGAACACTAATGCAGTTAAGACCACATCAAGAGCAAGCAATTCAATCAATGTTAGACAATGACAAAGGACAAGTCATTGTTCCTACTGGTGGTGGTAAGACTATCTGTATGATTATGGATGCTGTCAAGCAGTTGGAAGATTATGGTACAGTTGTAGTCGTTGCACCACGCATACTACTTGCAGAGCAACTATGCAAAGAGTTTATGGAAATCATTGATAAGAAATACAATGATGTAGATGTGATGCACGTTCATAGTGGTAAAATCAAAGGTATGTTCAGCACCACTAATCCACTTGAGATACAGGGATTTGTTGAGCAGAACTTAGTAAATTTCTTCAGTAGAACTATTATATTTACAACATATCATTCATTACACAAAATTCAAGAAAGTGGTATTATGGTTGATACTATCTACTTTGATGAAGCACACAACTCAGTACAGAAAAACTTTTTCCCTGCTACTGATTACTTCTCACAGTATGCAGGTAGATGCTATTTCTTTACAGCAACACCAAAGCATAGTCGTTCTCCTGAGAAAGCAGGTATGAACTGGATAGAGGTATATGGTGGTGTAATATGTCAAGTACCTGCACCAAAGTTAGTTAAGCAAGGTTACATTTTACCACCTAAAGTCAAGGTGTATCGTTCAAGAATACTCAAGAAAGATGAGTTAGTTGCTGATAGAGACAATGAGCAAATGATTGGTGCGATTGACAATCTTGATAAGGACAAAGTATTGATATGTGCCAAGTCAACCAGACAGATTGTTGCACTTGTTTCTCAGACAGATTTTGTACAGCAACTTGCGATTCGTGGTTACTCTTATATGTTCATCACAGCAAAGACAGGTGCGATGATTGATGGAGAGAAGGTTGACAGAGAGACTTTCTTCAATACTCTTAATGAGTGGGGTAGGACAGACAAAAAGTTTGTTGTACTTCATCACAGCATACTCTCAGAGGGTATTAATGTCAATGGTCTTGAAGCAGTATTGTTTATGCGTTCTATGGACTACATAGGTATAAGTCAGACAATCGGTAGGGTCATTCGTAAGGGCGATGCTGACAAAGTATTCGGTCTTGTATGTGTACCAGTTTACTCTAATGTTGGTATTACTACCGCAAGAAAGGTTGAAGCAGTAGTCGATACTATCTTCAACAAAGGACAGGCAGCTACAACAGTTATTACAAGATGAGTAAAATAGTATTAGTTACAGGTGGATTTGACCCGATACATAGTGGTCATATCTCATACTTTAAAAATGCAAAAGAGTTATATCCACACACACCATTGTGCGTGGGATTAAATTCTGATGATTGGTTAATTCGTAAGAAAGGAAAGTATTTCCTACCAATGGCAGAGAGAAGAGCAATAGTCAAAGAACTCAAACCAGTTGACTTGACAATTACTTATGATGATACTGATAATTCATCTAATATGGCAATCTTTAAGTGTTTACAAATGTATGATAAAGTGATATACTGTAATGGAGGAGACAGAGTTAACACCAACGTGCCAGAATATCTTAAATTTCAAGAGAATGATAGAGTTATCTTTGAGTGGGGTGTTGGTGGCGATGACAAAATGAACAGTAGTTCATGGATTTTGAATGAGTTTTTAAAACGATGAAAGACACAATTTTATTTGGAGATTGTAAAGAGACACTAACTGAATTTTTGCCACAGAGTGCAAGAACTTGTGTTACATCCCCACCATACTACGGATTGAGAGATTATGGAACTGCTACTTGGATAGGTGGCGACCCTAATTGTAATCATAGGAGGGATAGTAAAGTCAAAGCAGAGAATTGTAATACAGGACATAAAAATCACGATGAAATGTATGGAGTAGGGGATGCAATATACAAAACTGTTTGCCCGAAGTGTGGTGCGATTAGACAAGATAGTCAAATCGGATTAGAAGAGACACCCGAAGAATATATTGAAAGTCTTGTAAATGTATTTCGTAGTGTCAGGGATGTTTTAACTGATGATGGAACTCTATGGGTAAATTTAGGAGATAGTTACTATAACTATAGACCAGGAAAAGGTCAAGCACTTGTTAAACAATCAGTATCTAAAACAAAACAAGACCTACCAGATAAGTGTGCAAAAAGAGGTAATAAATTAGATGGATTGAAAGAAAAAGATTTAATTGGAATACCTTGGCTCTTTGCCTTTGCAATGAGAAATGATGGATGGTATCTACGTCAGGATATTATATGGCATAAACCAAATCCAATGCCAGAAAGTGTCAGAGATAGGTGTACGAAGTCACACGAATATATATTTTTGTTCAGTAAAAATAGAAAATATCACTACAATAATGAAGCAATCAAAGAACCCGCAAAAGATTGGGGAACAAGAGACAGAACAAATGGAAAATATCACAACGAAGGAACAGGACTTCAACCACATAGCGGACTTACAAAATCATATCCAACAAAGAATAAACGCTCTGTCTGGTCAGTAACAGTTAAACCATATAAAGAAGCTCATTTTGCCACATATCCACCTGACTTAATTGAACCTTGCATACTTGCAGGGAGTGAGGAAGGAGATACAGTACTTGACCCATTCATGGGTGCAGGAACTACAGCTGCAGTAGCAAAGTCACTTAATCGTCATTATATTGGGTGTGAACTCAATGAAGATTATGGTAACTTAATTCAGAAAAGAATACAAGATTATCAACCAGTTAATAAAGTGACACAAGAACCTTGCATAAACATACTGGATATTATATAATAGAGATAGTTAAAGGAACAATCCAACTATGAAATGTAAAGTAGAACTCTACGTTGCAGGTAAAACATTTAATGAGTCAGTATATGCTCGTGATTATGATGAAGCAAGACAAGTTGCACTTGCAAGAAATCCTAACGCAACTGTAGTATCTGTTACAGCAGACTTCTATACAGATGATAATTATTAATATATAAAGAAAAAATAAAACCATGAAAGATCAAGCATCAATAGGTAGCGAGTCTGCATCTGTAAAGTATCAGAGAGCATTAGACCTTTTTACCGAGTCAGTTATGAAACCTGACCACGATTTGCGTGGATGTGCATACAATCAGGGATGTTATGAAGACTTGATGGAAATTAGAGAACACGTTTTAGAGTATTTAAAAACTTTGAAGGATGTGACCTATCACACAAATCCAGATGAAAGTGATGATATAGAAACAGCAAAGTTGATTGAAACTAAACCATTAACTAAGTGGCGATAGATGAGTGACGTAAATTTTAAGAAACACGTTGTCTTTCGTGAGACAAGTGATGTTATATTTTATGATATAAGTGTAGATGAGTCAAATGCTTCTGATCTTGTAGTTCATAATGGAGCTGCAATATCTCCACCAGATGATATTGTAGGAGCAAAGCAGTTTTACATACACTCATTCCAAGATGATAATAATCGAGTTGTATCAGGGGAGAGAACATTTGAACTGGTAAATTATAATTGGAAGTATCCATATCACATAGTTCATTTGAATCGGGCAAGTGGAGCATTGGTTATACCTCGTGGCACATTTCATAGATCAGTATCAGGAGAGAATGGGTCAATCGTTATTAATCAAGCAAAGAGATATGAGGGATTTGATGCGAGTAAAGATTTCATTCCTGTATCATGTGCAGAGAATATGAAACTGTACAATATACTCAGAAAAGAGAAACCAGTAGTGCATACACTTGGCGAGTAGGGGGTTTCCTTATCGCATAAATTATGTTATAATGATAGGAGATTTGATTACAAAATGAAAAGAGTATTGATTACAGGTGGAGCAGGGTTCATAGCACACCACTTGATTGGACAGATACTTGAAAAGACAGAATGGGAAATAGTAAGTCTGGATAGATTAGATTATAGTGGTAACTTGAATCGTTTGCACGATTTGATGATGACCTTTGAACCAGAGGTACGCAAGAGAGTAAAGATAGTTCATCATGATTTAAAAGCAGAACTTAATCCACTAATCCGTAGCGACATAGGAGAAGTTGACGCAGTTTTACACTTAGCAGCAGGGTCACACGTTGATCGCAGTATTGACTACCCTATGGAGTTTGTACTGGACAATGTAGTTGGAACTTGTAATATATTAGAGTTTGCAAGGACTTGTAAGAACTTAGAAAGATTCATATATTTCAGCACAGATGAGATTTTCGGACCAGCACCTAACGGAATCAAATATAAGGAGAATGATAGATATAATTCTAC